AATGAGACTGGTATAGACCCTGCCTTCAGCAAGGAGATGTGGATGGTGAATGGGGAAACACTCATGTTTCCTAGAGGAGCTGGACAGCAGGTTCGTGGAGTTCGGTGGGGAAAGTATCGACCTGATCTCATTATCGTGGATGATCTTGAGGATTCAGAAGCTGTTGATTCAGAGGAACAGAGGAAGAAACTTAAGCAGTGGTTCTTTGCAGATGTTCTGAATAGTGTGGATAGAGGCAACTCTAATTGGAAGATTGTCTACATAGACACTTTGAAGCATCAGGACAGTCTGCTGGCAGACTTGATGGATGATCCAACTTGGTATCATATAGATATAGATCTATGTGATGATGCACTTCACAGTAACTGGCCAGCGTTCATGTCAGATGATGCAATTAAGGAATTGTACGAGACCTTTAGGTGCCAAGGCCTTCTGGATACGTTCGCAAGAGAGTTTAGAGGTCAGGCTATTGCAAAGGAGGATGCAGTATTTAAGGAGTCCTACTTTAAGTACTATCTCGAAAGTGATGCTGCATTTACAGAGAAACTTGGTGCACTTGAAAGTATAGTCATAATGGATCCTGCGAAGAGTACAAAGGTTTCTTCAGATTATTCTGCAATAGTTGGAGTTGGAGTGAACACAGAGCTTCCTCGGATCTACATTCGAGACATTGATGCAGGTATGATGCATCCGGATGAGATATACGCGAGAACCTTTGACATGGCAGATAGAATAGGAGCAAGAACTATTGGGTATGAAGTGACAGGTCTCAATGAGTTCATCACCTATCCTATCACTACATTCATGATGAAGCGTGGAAAGTTCTATCGACTTATAGAGCTCAAGGCACGGGGTAAGAAGGAAGATCGCATAGCGATGTTGAATCCCTTATACCGTCTTGGTTACATCTGGCATAACAAGAACATATCGCAGATTCTTGAGAGCCAGCTTATTGCGTTTCCAAAGAGTAAACGAGACGATGTAATGGATGCAACTGCTTACTTAGTTGAGATGCTTGAGCTTGGTGAGCGATACTTTGCGGCAGATGCTTCAACAGATGGAGAGACGCCTCCAGATGATGAATACGATGGACTTGAGGCAGAGAATGAACCAGCCTTAAAGAATTGGAGAGCTGCATAAATGCCTACTATTTTAGATCCAAATAGCACTGCATCGAGCTTGGTTGTAGGGCAGGACTTAGGCTATACATATCCTCGAGGGCTTGACCTTCGTCCGGGTTCTCCTCTACATACCGCTATACTATCGAGACTGAACATTAGAGTGCAGGAGAGTTCTAGGGAGATTAGTAAGAGACACAAGAGTTGGAAGAAGATAGACCAAACCCTCACTGCATACATTCCGATAGATGAGGCAGAGAGGAAGGTAAAGGATAACGACGAAAGGCGGCCTGTCTCTATTGTTATCCCTTATAGCTTTGCAACTATGGAGACCTTGCTGACGTACCTAGTCGCAGCGTTCCTTGATGATCCTATATTCAAATATGAAGGTTCTTCACCAGAGGATAGGTTTGGTGCGATTCTCTTGGAGAAAGTGATCGAGGTACAAAGTCGAAGAGCGAAGATGGCTCTTTCTCTTCATACTACTTTCCGAGATGCTTGGTCCTATGGATTTGGGTCAGCAGCTCCATACTGGGATAAGATATACGGAAAAAGATCAGTGATGGTCGATGCAGGATTTCTTTCGGCGATCTTTGGAAGTTGGATAGGTGGAGGGAAGAAAAGGGAAAGTCAGGATGCTACTCTCTATGAAGGGAATATGCTGAAGAATATCGACCCTTATATGTACCTTCCAGACCCTAATGTGCCGGTGCAGGATATACAAAGGGGTGAGTTTGTAGGGTGGATAGAGACTACAAACTACATGAGGATGCTGGAACATGAGCAGAAGGATGAAACCTACTTCAATGGTAGGTATATGGCTGGAACACAGGGATCTAATGGATTTAGTCAATGGAACAAGGCACGGAGTGCATCTGGACGAGAGTCACACTATGATCTTGGTGGTACTGGTATGGCACCTAGTTCAACATCTCCTATTGATCAGGTCTTTCTTTATGTTAATCTGATCCCGAAGGAGTGGGGACTTGGACCTAAGGAGTATCCTGAAAAGTGGCTCTTCTGTGTTGCGGCTGATAAGTACATTAGGTGTGCTAAGCCTCTTGGTCTTAACCACAATATGTATCCTGTTGTTACTTGTAGTCCTGACTTCGATGGATATAGTGTTACTCCTATATCTCGTTTAGAGATCATAAGCGGGCTACAAGGAGCTCTGGATTGGCTTATCAACTCACATATCGAGAATGTTCGTAAGAGCATTAACGATATGCTGATTGTTGACCCTAGTCTAGTGAACATTAATGACCTTCTTGATCCAGCTCCTGGAAAGCTTATAAGGATGAGACGAGCTGCTTGGGGACGTGGAGTTGAGCATGCTGTTATGCAGCTTAAGGTTACTGACATTACACAGAATCACATTAAAGATTCTGCGTATATTACAGAACTAATCAAGACCTGTTCTGGCTCTGTTGATAGTGTGATGGGTCTTGCGCGGTCTGGCTCGGAGAGGGTCAGTGCTACGGAAGCTCAGGGTACACGCCAGAGTGCTCTGAGCCGCCTTGCTAAGGCTGCAAAGGTTACATCGATGCAGACTATGCATGATCTAGGATATATGCTGGCAAGTCATACACAGCAGCTCATGTCTAAGGGTCTGTATGTCAGCATGACAGGTCGGTGGGAAGATGAGCTAAGAGCTGAATTTGGAGACATTCAGAGGAAGATGGTCAATCCCTTTGATACAGTGATTGGCTATGATGTGGTTGAGTCGGATGGAAGTATACCTGGAGAGGGTGACGTTAATACTATGGTTACGCTATTTCAGTCTATAGTAACTAACCCACTTCTGGCAGGTCAGTTCGATATTGTGAGGATTTTTCAGAGGATCGCTAGGATGAGTGGTATTAAGGATCTTAGTGACTTTAAAGCGAAGCCTATGCCTCGTGTACAAGCAACAACAATGCCAGATGCAACAGTGGCAAGTGAGGCACAGAAGGGTAATCTTGTTCCTGTAGGAGGAGAATAATGACAGAGGATCTGGAGAAGCGAGAATTTGCTAGACACGAGATAGAGGATTTCGTGAAAAGCAGAATGTGGAGGGCTATAGTTGCGACTATGGTTTCGAGGACGTCTGGACTTATGGAGGATAATAATCGTCTTGACCCCTTTAAGGAGCCATCACAGATATGTAGGAATCAAGGTATCATAGCTGGAATTGGAGAGATCATTGATCTTCCAGCGGTGATGTTAGAACAAACTGAATTTGATAAAGCTAAGGAGAAGGAGGAGAAAGAAGATGGAACCTAAGGTTAATGAAAGTAGGTCGGATAAAGTGATGGAAGCAGCTGTTAATGATTTACTAGGGCCTGCAGAGCCAGCTCCCATAGTACCTTCAGTTGTGCCTCCAGTTGAGCCAGTTCCTCCTATTGTGGAGCCAGCTCCTGTTGTACCTCCGGTAATACCTCCAGAGGTCCCTCCGGTGGAGCCTGTGGTAGTGCCTCCTGTAGTTGAGCCACCGCCTGTTGTGGAGCCAGGTGATATAACAGTACCACCCCCAGTTGTTGAGCCTCCTCCAGTGGTACCTGCTGCTGATCCAAGGGATGTAGAGATCACGGCTCTTCGTGGGACTGTAGATGAGCTGAGGAGGATGATAGAGACTGTTGCTAGTCAAGCAACTGCACCTAGACCTGCAGCTGAACCACTGGTTCCAGACCCAAACGCGGAGCCTGTAGTTATAAAGTTTGTGGAGAAGGAAGAGGATCTTGATAAGATCCTGAATAATATAGACAACTTCAATGCGTTTCTGACTAAGGCATTTACTGATAATAGTAGAACGATTCTCGAAGCAATGCCACATCTGGTAACAAAGGCAACTGACACAGTTGTGACGCAGAAGATGGCAGTGAATGAGTTCTACGCTCATAATCAAGATCTTGCTGGAAATAAGGCATATGTAGGGATGGTAGCAAATGATCTTGCTGCGAAGAACCCAACTTGGAATCTGGAAAATGTTATCAAGAATTTAGGTGCTGAGGTACGAGCCAGACTGAAGATGTTACCAGCTGGCACACCTCCTGTGGTAGCGCCTCCGGGGACTCCTTCAGTTGCACCTGTGGAAGAGCCTCCTGCTTTTGTGCCAGGATCACCTTCGAGGCCTGGTGGAGGTGGGCCTAATATGACAAGAATGGAAGCTGACGTTGCTGACCTTATTTCAGGTATGTAACACTGGCTATGGTAATAAATTTACCAAAGCGTTTGATATATCTGCTGGAACGTGTGTTCCTACATAATGTAAGCATAATGCGCTAAGTAGGAAACAGATCAGTAGGAAGAGTCAAAGGACTTTGGTAGCGGACAGGGATTCCTTTTAACTGTTTATAAGTAAAGGAGAAAGAAATGAGTGGACTAAACCGACTTATCTATAATGCTATCAGAAGAGGTAATATCTCTCTGGCAAAGTTCTCAGATGATATTCCACTGGACTTTGGTAGCAGTAAAGATGTCTCTGTCGCTTGGGATGGGTCTGCACTTAACATCCTTCCTCTGACAGATGACGTCGGAGCTATAAACATTGGTAACGGGACTAAGGATATTGACTTTAAGATATTCCTTGGATCAACTGCAAAGTATGTCGACTTCAATGTAGGAGATTCTAAGGCATACTTCAGTGGGATTCCGATTGACTTCGCTGGTGCTTTCACTGAGCATATGATTTATGCTCCTGCAACTGCGACTCTTGCTACAAATAAACGCGTTATCAGGATCGGCGACTATGGAACTGAGTTCCCAGTCGTCGGTGGACAGGGTATCATCAGAACATACTGTAAGATTCCTAGTGGTTCTGGTGCTACGGCTCTTCAGTTTCATTGGGGAATTACTGAGTGTGCTGCTGGCATTATCGGTAGTCAGATACAGATGGAGAGCTGGGCTGGGACTCCTGGTCCGACTGTTGTCCATTGCGAAAGTTTCATCGCTGGGATTGCTGAAGGGAAATATCTTGCAGCATCTGTAGGTGTTCTCGATGGAATGTATACTACATGGCATAAAGTCTATGCCCCTGTAGGAGCTATCTGTAACGGTGATGTCTTTCCAGTCTGGATTGATAATCAGATGAGCTGCGCAGTCGGCGGAGTCGAGGCAGGTATCAAAACGAGTACTGGTGGATCAGTACCTGATGCCTTTGTCTGGTTTAATACCACTTCTGGTGGATGGGCGAGTTTGTTCTACTTCGACTCTACCATGGCTTCCAAGCCACCTCTTGGAGCGGGATCGTTGAAGGATAGCGATGATGCCGATATCAAGTGTGATAAGTATCTCATCAACAATATCAACGGGACACCTTATTATATACCTCTGTATGACACACTGAATTAGGAGGTGATATGGCACTAGAACTGCACCAAGCGTTTCCAAATGGAACTGTTGTCCGAACAGGGAGCATACAAGTAAGCATGCCAGCAGGTAGAAAGGTAGAGTTTAAGACCTTTGCTGGAGGTGAAGTTAATAAGTTCTTTGAAGGAGAAGTTCCAGTTGGCAAGACATGGGAGCTATCAGTAAGTGTTTCAGTAAAAGAAACATAACAGCAGAATAAGAGGAGAGATGAAATGCAAGTCAATATGAACAAGGTCTTGGTCGATATGCTGGATAGAGAGATTAAAGGTGAAGAAGGCGTTCCAATCACTTTACGTCTGGTCTCTATGAACGCGCTGTGTCTTGCTTTTGAAGACGAGCGTAATCTAGGTGGAGAGGAAAAGCTCAAGCGTTGGGAACTGGCTTTGAGGATTAAGAACAATCCTGAGTCTGTTCAAGTAACAGCGGAGGAGCTTGCCCTTATAAAGAAAGTGGTTGCAAAGGCGTATGCGCCATTAGTTTCTGGTCAAGCATGGAAACTACTCGAAGAGACAAAGTAACTGAACAAGGAGGAACAAAATGGACGTAATTAAGGGATATATTGAAAAGGTAGGCTTTCGGTCTTTTGCGTTGCCTATCGTAGCGGAGGCAGCTGGAAGTGGCGCGTATGTCACTACAGTGGCACTCTCTACCTTAACTGGTGGAGTGCTCACTATCGCAGCTCAGCCGGACTATCCTCGGACAGTTCGAGCGCTGCTGGTGGATGCTAACGCGTCTATTCTTGGTGCAACGCTCACCCTGGTCGGAGTGGATCAGAACGGAGTGGGAATCACAGACGTTCTGTCCTTTGTTGCAGCTGGTGCTGTGACATCAGTGAAGGCGTTTGCGAAGATCGTTAGTGCTACGTGGGCTTTGGTGTCGGGTACAGTCACTACTACTGATGACACTATCAGTATTGGTGCTGGCGCAAGCCTTGGCCTGCCTGCGTGCCCTGGTGCGCTCTATGATCGTCTGATCAAAGCGGAGTTCGATGGAGCGGATGATCTTGGGGCGTTCAGCAAGACCTATGGTCTCTATGTGCCTGCGGGTACTATGGACGGGGCGAAGGCTGTGGAAGTGTCATTTGTCTACAAAATCAAGATCCCTAACTAATAGGGACTAGCAAGTATAAGGAGGTAGCAAAATGGGAGCATTTTTAGGTATGAGAGGAACCGGTAGCTGGGTCACTGATCAGCGGCCTAAGAGTTATCGGGAAGGTATCCTCTGGCTCTATCCCAACGGAACCGCTCCACTTACTGCTATTATGAGTAAGTTGAAGAGCGAAAGAGTGGACGATCCTGAGTTCAATTGGTGGACGAAGGGTCTGGCAACACAGAGAGCAGCTATCACTGGCGTCTACACAGATGCCATTCTCTCAACTGCGTATACTAGTGGTGGTGTGGTAGGTACTGTGCTCTATCTCAAGATGTCGGCTGATGGAGTTTCATACTTCAGGGTCGGACATCAGGTCCTTCTGCGTGACGCAAGCGACTTCACAGTTGATGTGAACGCGAAGGTTGTAGCAAAGAACGTGAACGGTGCCAGCTCCTACATTCAGGTGAAGCTGCTGGAAGCCGATGATAACTCAGACCACTCTCATGATCTATCCGATGCAGACGTTGCGCTGATCGTAGGTAACATCAACGCGGAAGGTGCAGTTATGCCAACTGGTATCACGAACGATCCTGTGAAAATCTACAACTTCACACAGATCTTCCGAAGCCCACTGAGCATCACTCGTACTGCCCGTAAGACCCGCCTGCGTACTGGTGACGCGTATAAAGAGATGAAGCGTGAGGCCCTCGAAAATCACGGTATCGAGATGGAGAAGGCTTACCTCTTCGGTGTACGGTCTGAAGTTACTGGGGACAATGGCTACCCCGAACGGACTATGGATGGAATCATCACTATCATCCGTAGAGATGCAAATGCGAACGTGGACGACTACTCCCTGAACGCCACCTACACTGGCAAGGATTGGACTGAGGCCGGCGGTGGTGAAGAGTGGTTGAACGCGTATCTTGAAGTCCTCTTCCGTTATGGGAAGGGTGAGAAGCTGGCGCTCTGTGGTTCTGGCGCCCTTCTTGGTCTGAACAAGCTGGCATCGACTGGCTCTTATATGCAGCTGCAGCCGGCTGATCGGACCTACGGGATCAATATCAATAGGTGGCAAACGCCTTTTGGAGTGATCAATATACTGACGCATCCTCTCTTCTCAATTGAAGCGACCTTGCGTTATTCTATGCTTATCATTGAGCCGCAGAATCTGATCTACAAGTACATTGATGATACAGATTTCTATGGTGAAGGAGAGGCTAAGAAGTCTGGGCCGGGAGTGAACGCGGCAAGGAAAGATGCTACCGATGAGGAGTTCCTAACGGAGTCTTCACTCGAACTGCATCATCCCTCATGTATGGGATTCCTCAATGGCGTAGGTATCGATAGCGCTGTGTAGTTCGCCGTGGTTCTCCTCCTCTTTGCGCGGCGTGGGTAGGGAGGTTACTCCAGAGCCTCCCTACCCTTCACAATAGAAAGGAGTATAAAATGGAAGCATGTCTTTCGAGTGGACTTAAGATTGCATCGGCTCTTATCAAGTCAGGACGCTGTGAGTTCTTAGGTGTCCTCATTATTACAGATGGAACCAATCCCGCAACTGTTACCGTACAGGACGGTCTCACTGCGACAGGAACTGAACTGTTTAAGGGAGTGGTAGCAGGTGCAAATAACTTTGACAACTTCGTCGCAGGTCTGCCTATTAAGGCTAAAGTTGGGATATATGTTACTGTCTCTGGAACTGGGGCAAGCTACATAGCATATTATCGCTAACTATGGTAAATTATTTACCATAGCGAGAGGGCAAGAAATGGACTATAAAGATATACGATGGAAGTTCATAGTAGTCTCAGGCCGTTATGATCTCATCAATTCTACTACTTTTGAAGATGATGGGGCAGACTTCTATCTGAACGCAGGGCAGAAGTATCTAGACCGCCTTCTTGATACAGGAAAAATGAATGCACGCTATCCTGTTATTGTAGAGGCAGGAACCTTTGTTGTCAAGTCTATCGGCATCAGAGCTATAAAGGAAGTATGGGCAGCTAACGCAGATGGAAAGATCCAACTTATTCCTGATACAATGCAGAGGCTTAAAACGGAGTATAGTGAAGAATTCTCTGCTGTAGCACAAGGAGTTCCTCGCTATTATGCTCCTGCAGTTTTTCGTCCTCATCCTGATACTCTTGCCTCTGTAACTGGAATGTATAATGTAAGTGATCTTCTTCTCTATAATGCTATAGCTCCTGCTCAGCATTTCAACTATAATGGTATAGTGATAATGCCGCCTCCAGATGGAACCTATACGATAGAGATTCTTGGTCTCTTCTATTCTCCTGTACTATCTGCAACATTAGCTGCGGAGGTCTGGACGCAAACTAAGTCATACTGGACTGAGGCTCAGCCTGATACACTCATAGCAGCTGCTCTATATAAGGTAGATGCTCTTTATCGTAATCTTGATGCTGCTAAAGAGTTCAGGTCTATAGTGATGGATGATGTTATTGGACTAGACAAAGATACAGTGGAAGAAGATCTTGTCGGAAATATGCAGATGGGAGGATGAGATGAAGAATAAGGCAACGATTGAAGAGGTTAAGAAGGCTAAAATCTCTCTTGAGACTACGATACTGAATGAGATAGCGGAGTTCGAGAAGGACTATGGAATCCGTCTTACTTATATCTCTATTAATCGAGAGGGTGATAATACTGTTCAACCCTCAAGACCTGATGCTCCTAGATATCATAAGCCTATGAGTGTAGACATCAACATGGATCTTGATATTATCGACTATTAGGAGGGCGATGTGCTTACAGAAGAAGAAAAGCTGGAAATTATCGATAGAGCTGTTGAGAAAGCTCTATTAAAGTTGCCTGAGGTGGTAGGAAACATGATGGCTCAGCATGCATCTCT